AGGTGAAGATTTCATAAAGAATATTGAGGAATATTTAGAAATTTTTCCTAAATTTAAACTTCCCAGCGGTAAATATGCTAGATCAGATAAGAAGAACTTAGAGAACAACTTCAGATGGTTTTTTGAGAATCATCAGTATGATTGGAATACAGTTCTTCAAGCAACAACCATGTATGTTAATGAATATCAATCACAGAATTATAAGTACATGCGCACCTCTCAGTATTTTATCAGGAAACTGAATCCTGCTGAGAAAACTTTTGAATCTGAATTAGCAAATTATTGTGAGGTATATTTAAACGGATCTGAAGATTATTCAGATAATCACTTTAGTGAAAAAGTAGTATGAGAAACGGAAAATATCTGCTTTTAGCAGCAGTAGTGGGGACGGTACTAAGCTATTATATTGTAAGTAGATTCATTATTGAAATTAGCTTCTTAAGATATATAGTACTTGAATTAGTAATTGCACTATTTCACAGCTTATATAATAGACTAAAACTTGAATTCAATGAGTAATTCTGAAACAAAAAAGCCTTGGAATAGTCAAAGAGAAGGATTTCAAGATTCATTAAAGTATTTGCAAGGGAGAATGCAAGGACAGATTAGAAGTCTTAAAACTCCCTGGTTAAAGTTTAATGATGCTATGACAGATGGAATTGAATGGAATACCTTAAACGTGTTAGGTGGAAGACCAGCAAGCGGTAAGACATTAATTGTAGAACAAATAGTAAGAGAATCCTTTCCTTTAAATCCAGGTGAAAATTTTAGAGTACTTCAATTTCAATTTGAAATGTTAGCTAGAACCTCTGCTATACGTGAGTATTCAAGTGTTGTAGGTAAATCTTACAAGTACTTATGTAGTGCAGATGGTAAACTATCTGAAGATGATTTGAAAAAATGTTATGATTACGCAAAAGAAAAAGTGAAATATCCAATAGATGTAGTAGAAAAACCTTGTACCATAGAAGAATTCAAGGAGATTATTAGGGATTACATGCTTTTTCATGCTCAACATGATTCCAATGGTAATATGATTTTTCCAAAAGTGCTGATTACTATAGATCACTCTTTGCTTTTTAAGAAAGCTCCGTATGAAAAAGACAAGCAGGATATGTTAAATAATTTGGGTGAGGCTCTCACTCTTATGAAAAGAACATTCCCTATTGCTTTTATATTACTGAGTCAGTTAAATAGAAATATTGACAATCCTGAAAGAAGTGAAGACGGGAAGTATGGTAACTATGTACTTGAATCTGATATATTTGGTTCAGATGCTATTCTTCAACATGCAGATAATGTTATAGGAATTAACAGACCTGCTAAACAGAAGATTAGATTTTATGGTCCAGATAGGTTTATGATTGAAGATGACAGGGTGTTAGTCCTACACTTCTTAAAATGTAGAAACGGTGATACTAGACTTAGTTTCTTTAAAGCCGAGTTTGAGAAGATGAGAATTGTAGAGATGAATACTCCGCCACAACAAGAAAAAAAGATAGTAACAAAACAGTAAATTATGAGTCTAACAACAAAGAATGTCTCTTTTAATAGACATGAAAAGACAGAAGAGCTGATTAAACATCATGATTGGAAATTTAAACTAATACAAGAAGAAAGTCCACTGTTTATTCCTAAGTGTGCATATGTACCTAAAGGATATAGTGAACTTCATATTGGTTTCTTTCCAAGTGAGGTAAAGAAAGGTAAAGATATTTATACTGAATTTACAAGTATAGATCTTGAACCTGAAGATCCTAAGAGAACTCTTCACATGTGGAGGTACAATCCTCATTACGAGGAAGAATATTCTAAAACTGAAATGACAGCAACAGGACAGTTTAGATATTTAGTACCTGTATCTGAATTAATTAAAATTGATCCTGAAGTTAAAGCTGAACAGCAAACTTTATTTCCAGACTTTGATGAGATAATGGATCCGGACACTGATGCACCATTAAGTCAAATTACTATTAGGGATTTAGCAGCAATCATGCTAATGAAACCAGTTAGTAATAAAAAGTGGTTAAATGATTTAGTTATTAAAAACGACAAAGCACCATGGGAATAGTATTGCCAACAGCAAAAGTGGCTCCTGAATGTAAGAGCCCTAAAAATCTGATTATCTTCTCTAAACCTAAGATTGGTAAGACAAGTTTATTAAGTACACTTGATAACTGTTTGATCTTAGATTTGGAAGGAGGTACTAAGTATCTGAATGCTATGAAGGTTGAAGCCAAAAGCTTTGAGGAAATCAGAGAGGTTGGTAAAGCTATTAAAGAAGCAGGACATCCTTACAAGTACATTGCAGTAGATACTATAACTGCATTAGAAGAAATGGTTATACCGTATGCAGAAATTCTTTATTCTAAATCTCCAATGGGTAAGAACTGGTTCAATCCAGGTGGAGGTAAAGAGAAGTATGGAAGTGTATTGGGTCTCCCTGAAGGTGCTGGTTATTTCTGGACTAGACAAGCATTTACAAAAGTCATTGACTTTATTCTAACTTGGGCTCCTTATGTAATCTTTGTAGGTCACGTAAAGGATACTATGTTAGAGAAAGCCGGTGGAACATTTAATGCTATGGATCTAGACTTAACTGGTAAACTGAAGAGAATAACTACTTCTAATTCAGATGCAATTGGTTATTTGTATAGGAAAGGAAATAGAAACATTCTTAGTTTTAAGACTAATGATGATATCTCCTGCGGGGCAAGACCTGAGCATCTAAGAAATGAAGAGATAGTAATTTCTGAGATAAACGACAATGGTGAGTATGTTACTCACTGGGACAAAGTATTCATTGATTAATAATAAATAAACAAAAACAAAATGGGTTTAAGTACAACAAATTTGGCAACAGAAGGTGGTTCAGGACTTCCTAAAACAATTGCACCAGGAAATCACACACTTAAAATTAATAGCATTGTGCTAGAAGATTTTAAATTTATTGATGGAGCAAAGCATTTGGTTCTTAATTTAGAAACTGAAGCAATTGATGGATTTGAAGGTTTCTTAATTGATAAAGATAATCCTGAAGCTGGACACTATGCTGGTCAAATTGGTAGAGTGAAAGCATCTCAGTATGCATTTGCTGATGGTATCACTAAAAGTGGAGTAAAAGTAGAAAGAGACAAGTCTCTAATGATTTTCTTAAAGAACTTAACAAACTCTTTGGGAATCAGTGAGTGGTTTCTTGCACAAGATAATGAGCATGATACAATTGAAGAATTTGTAGATGCGTTTAACTCTACTGCACCATATAAAGATAAGTATTTAGAATTCTGTATTGCCGGTAAAGAATATGAAGGTAAGAATGGATATACTAACTATGATATGTGGTTGCCAAAAAGTGTTAAAGGAGCATATTCTATTGTTCCTAAAGGAGGTGAAGTTCTTAAGTTTTCTGAAACAGATCACCTAAGAAAATTAGAGGTTAAGCCTGTTGAATCTTTTGGAGATGATGATTTAAGCATTCCATCAAGAGCAGCTTCTGACTTTGATCTTGACTAATACAGTAAGTTGTAATGGTGAGGGGAGAGTTAGAAATTAACTCTCCCTTTTCTATTAACTTTACAATTATGATTTCTACAAAGAATATAATATCGTCTTATGAAGATGTTCCTTCTGAATGGATATTTGAGTATTATCTAAACTTGAGTGAGAAGTTAGTTGGTCAGGATGTCAAAATGTATTCTGTATTTAAAACAGAGAAGACTCCTTCAATGTATGTCTACTTTACTGTAAGTAATAATTCTTATAAGTTTAAAGATTTCTCTAGTGGTAATCAAGGTGGGCCAGTAAATTTAGTGATGGCTCTTTTCAGTATTGATTTCTTCAGTGCTACAAGTATGATTATTAATGATTATGAGAGATTCATAAAAGACAACAGATATGCTTTAAATGTTGAATATAAAGTTCAAGATAAATATAAAGTTGTTGATTATGAAATGAGGCACTGGACTAATCTAGATAAAGACTACTGGATGAAGTATAAGATAGGTTCTAAATTACTTGAGTACTATAATGTTACTCCTCTGAGTTTCTTTAGTATGGAAAAGACAGAACCTGATGGTAGTATATCTTCTGTAAAGATATCTCTTAATAACATCTATGGTTACTTTAGAAGAAATGGTTCTTTGTATAAGATTTACATGCCTAAGAATACTGATAAGAAATTTATCAAAGTAGAAAACTATATACAAGGTAGTGATCAACTAGTCAGTGTAAAAAGTAATCTTATCATAACAGCCTCACTAAAAGATCTGATGGCATTTAGAATGCTGAATATTCCTGATTTTCAAGCTATTGCACCAGATAGTGAGAACAGTATGATTAATGAATCTGCAATAGATAAACTAAAAGAAAAGTTTGATAAGATAATTGTTCTTTTTGATAATGATGTTGCCGGTAAAGAATCATCTGAGAAATATAAAAAGAGATATGGTTTTGATTATGTAACTTTAGATATGTCTAAAGATCTCTCTGACTCAGTAAAAGATTATGGTATTGATGCTGTGAGAGACAAACTAAAACAAATGCTATGAGTTGGATATATCAAGGTAAAGAATTTACTGAAGCACATATACCAGAAAATGGTATTGGATTTATTTATCACATGTCAGTGATATTAAATGGAAATACTTATGCTTATATTGGTAAGAAGAATTTCTTTTCAAATGTGAAGAAGAAACTTGGTAAAAAAGCTTTAGCACAAGTTACTGATAAAAGACTGAAAAAATACACTCGGGAGTCTAAACCTAGTTTTATGAATTACTATAGTAGTAATCAACAACTAAAAGAAGCTCACAAAGCAGGTTTAATAATCAAAAGAGAGATTTTAATGATATGTTACTCAGCAACTGAATTAACTTATCAAGAAGTAAAGCACCAGTTTAAATATGAAGTGCTTGAAAGAAAAGAGTATTTAAATGCCAATATTCTTGGCAAATTCTACAAAACAAAATAATATGACAGAAATAGAAATGACAAGCCTCTTATTCAAGTTGGCTGATATGGGTATTACAGGTATTAAAGTACATTATGATGGTGGAGGAGACTCCGGAGTTATAGAAAATATAGCATATACAAGACATCCATGTGAAACACCAGATGATGTAGATGAAAATACAGAAAGCTGGCAACCAGATCTTAATCTAGCAGATACCTTAGATACTGAAACTTATATGGCAGTTGAAAGCTTTATGTACCAGAATTTATTAGAAGATATAGAAGATTGGTATAACAATGAAGGTGGTTTTGGTGATGTTTCTATTCACATACCATCTGGAAAGTATATTATTGATAATCATATTAGGTATTATGAGACTAAGGATTATCAACATGAAGGTAATTTAATGAATAAATCTGTTGAGTAATGGCACATCCAGTTGAGCACTGTAAATCTTCAGTGAGGAGATTTGGAGGTCAAGTATCTGATTATCAGGCTATTCATGATTGGTTTGATGAAACTAAGAGTTGGTTAGGTCACTCTAAGCATAGAATGTTTAGACATCACAGTGAAGGTATATTTGAATGTGAAAAAAGATTTGGTGTAAGTTTCATCAACTCTGATGGTAGAACTGTCTATACTAGATATGTTGGTGAACAACATGTAAAGGAAGACTGCTTTGGATATATTCCTAGTGCAAAAGAATGGGTGGATCATATGAATGATAAGACTCCACCAGAATGGATGATTAGAACAATTAAAATTGAAGACTGATGAAACTAGAACTGGATACAGTAGATAATATTTTATCTATGTTAAACTCAGAAGATATTGAAAATGGATTTGTTGCTTTTAAAGCAATTGAGTCTCATAAGCTTACTAATAAAGACTTTGGTATTTTAATGTATCTATTTAAGTTTTCTAAGTATAAGCTTGATGAGTGGGAGCAATATGCACCGGATGCTCATAAAAT